TGCCGCCTATTTTGGCGGCGCAAAAACACAGAGGTCTGTGCAACGCAAGTTAAAGCGTATGGCACGGTCGGTTGGACTTGATGCGGATGATTACAGCCCGGGAGAAATTGAGATTATCATCAAAAGTAAAGCGGACGAGCGGCGGTTCGCAAGCTTTGTGCCCACTTTGTGGGGCAAGAAGATTCGGCGTACAATAGTGGCTAGTGGTTATTCGGGTTCATATTGGATTTGATAGAGAGGGGCGTTTAGCCCCTCTTTTTTTGATTTATTCCAGCAATTTAGACCATGTTTTAGTTCCAACAATGCCGTCAGCAGTCAGGTCATTCACTGCCTGGTACTCCTTGATGGCAGTCTCAGTTTTTTCTCCAAAAATGCCGTCAACAGTCAGCCCACAATTCAAGAGCTTTTGCAGCACCTTCACTTGCTGTCCCTTATCGCCATTCCTCAATGTATCCATATCGTGATTTCCTTTCATGTCGAGCAAAAATAGTTCCCGCTCGTCTTTTCTCCGTGCCGTCAGCCCAGCAAGGGTTTTTCCTGCCGCCTTATTATATAACAACATTGCATCGGCAATTTCCGCTGGTGTGCGGTCTTTGCACAACTTTTTGAGGTTATTTGCCCCACAATTAAAGGCAAAACTGCACAAGGCGGAACGCTGATTGTCGTTCAGCGCAGGAGCAACCGGAACGTAGCTAATCTGTTTTGTGTAGCCGTAGAACTTTTTCAGGTCAGCGGCTAACAGTTCCTCCGCCTTGGCTTTGGTAATTTTCATGCCCTTTGCCACCGCCACGCCGTCCACCTTGCCGGTATGACCCCAGCCAATCGTCCAAACCCCCGCCGCACATTGACAGGCGGTGAGGTTCAAGCCCTCCCACTTTTTTACCATTTTCAGTCCAGCGGCGTTGATAGTATCACTCATTGCTTTCCTCCGTTACTCTTAACATTACTTTCGCCGCTACTTTTCAGCCCAGCGGCGTTGGTAGTATCACTCATCTGTCTGCACCTCCGGCAATCCTGCTACACTGGTCAGCAGGCTGACCACGCCTGCCAAAGCAGCAGTCCCCACCACAGTCACCCAATCAACCGCCGTAATAGTCACAGCGGCAGGGAGCAGAGCAACAGCGGTCTGACACACGGTCTTGACAGCACGGATGCCAGCAGCTTTCAACCATTTCTTCATGTAATCACTCATAGTTATCTTCCTTTCATGTCCACAATATCGTGTTGGACTTCCTTCATTTGTCCTTCCAGGATATAAGTCCGTTCAATCACTTTGTTGTGTTTTTCTACCTTTTCTTCCAACTTTTGCAGGCGATACGCTGTCAAATTGTGGCTTGCCAACGCACCGGCAAAGCTACCGACCAAGGTAAACAATCCAGATACAACCGCCACAAGGATAGTGTCACTCACGTTTTTCTTCCTCTCAGTAAGTAATTTCTACATAGCCGTAAGTGTAATTATCCGACACTTTCCGCTCCTGCCGCTTGCAAACCTTATCGGCGTTATAGTTAATGGTGTGCAGTACATTGCCCACCTTCAGCACCAACAGCTCAGTGTGGCTTGCACTGGTTTTTCCGCTCCCCTTACACAAGAGCAAATCGCCACATTTAGGAGTGTATCCGCTATCTTTAGCGTGGAAAATACCCTTTTTCCGTGCTTTCTCCTCCAAAGTAGGCGCATTTTTAGAGATGAGGTCGCCCAGGTCAGTTCCCTGGGATGCGCCCCATAATGCGCCTACTGTGCAGTAAGCTTCTTTCTTTTTGGGGCTTTTCTTGCCCTGCTCCGTGCTGTTGTACCAGGCGATAGCCTTAGTCTGGGGCTTTCGCCCCAGCCAGCTTTCGCCATGCTTGATTGCCGCCGCCTGACGGTCGCTGATTGCCTGTAAATACGTTTCATGCGCCCACAGGCGTTTCCCGTCCACGATAACCGGCACATAGGTTTTACCCAACTCCGTGTTGACAAACTTCCCGCAGTCATCCGCTGTCACCAACACGCCGACCGACAACTTTTTGATAACGCTACCAGTTTTACTAGACGGGAAGTCCCGCAGAGGGACTTCCTTTTTCACAATATAATACATCGTATCTTCCTTTCTTTGAAATTAGCCTATTGCAAAAACCGGACGAACGCCACGGTTATCCGATGCTGCGGGCGCATTGCTTGCACCATTTCCGTTGACAGCAGAAAAGAGGGTTGATGATACCACATCACGGAGCCAGAACGACTGTCGATTGTTTGCCGCAAGCGGGCTGAGCCTAAACAACGATAACTGCTGTTTGTCGATTGTGTATCGGGGTGTCACAACGTTGCCACTTATTGCAGGTGCGAAAACACAAAATCCATATACCATGATTTCGTTGGGGATTTCTACAACCGAATCATACCACGCACCGGCAGAGGGGCGACCATCTGTGACTGCATTGGCAAGATACTCTCTGCGTGTCAGCACCATATCTCCGAACGCAGTTGCAATGGTGCTTTTGGCTTGCGTCAGTCCCTCCGTGTACATTTTACTGCCCACATAGCCACCAGCGGTTGTGGCTGTCGCATTCATCTGAGTGCTGTACAGGGGTGTTTCAGGTATCAACACCAGATGATTCTTCGTAAATGCAGTATCCCCCAGATTATACCAATAGTTCATATCGGCAATAACGTATTTAGTACCGTTAATCGTCCAATAATCGCCAACATACAAATCATCAAAGGTGGCGTTTTGGATAGCAGCTTTCTGGGCGGCGGTGACAGATGTTCCCAGAGACTTGCCCCGATAGATATTCCGATGCTGAACGGCAACAGGCGTGGCTAAGTTCAGTGCGTTATCTGCTGTAATCTGTGCGTTATCTGCCGCAGTTTTTGCATTTTCAGCAACTTTTTTAGCTTCGTCTGCCGTTTCCTGTGCTTCGGAGCTGGGAACTTGTTTGCCCCAGGCTCCGTTGACAACCTGCAAAATCTTGCCATTATCATCTGTGCTAATTTTAGGGAGTGCATCACTTCCCAGGGATTTTTCCACAGCTTCATCAATTTCTGAGCCGCTGAATTTACTCGTGTAAGCCATCTGCAATCATCCTTTCCAGAGTTTCAATGCGCTTTTCTTGCTCCTGTACCACAGCCACAAGAGGTGCGATAAATTCCTGATAATCAAGATACCATTCCTTGATATCGTCAGAAATGTTCTCAAAAGCACGATTTTCTTCATCGTTTTTGATATCTTTTCGGTGCGCAATGTAAGCCGCCACATCACCAACGGTTGCTTTAGCCGCTTCAGCAACATCCTGGGCGATAAAGCCCATGTGAGTACGTTCAGAGCCGTCCTTAAATTTATATGTGGTAGGTTTTAAAGCCATAAGGAACGATTTTGCGTCAAAATCAGCACCAATGGGAACAAAATCTTTCTTTTTCTTCCTGTCGGAGGTGGAAAGGTTGGATTCCGAGCTACGATAAATTGTCCCAACGTAAATATTTTTCCAATAGTAGTCTGACGAGCCGATGTTATATTTGTTTGCGCTCTGCGGCATGACATCTGACTGGATTCCACCGCCAGGCTTGACCGTGGGGAGCATTAATGCACCGTCGCTCAGGTCAAGTGTGCCGAAGACAAAAACGTTTCCATTCCGGTCGGTTTTGATAAGCTGGTAAGGTGCTGTCAGCTCTTGATAGTCGTTCCCGCTCGTGGGCGTTTTATAGTCCGACAGTTCCATTGACGCGTTGATTCGCACATCAATTCCGGTGCATCTAAGTTCGCCATAGCCTGATACGCTGTATAAGGAGGGATTATTGTGTTCTCCCCACTCTTCCCCAGGCAATTTCACTCGCAGGTATTCTGCAAAGTCGGAGCTCTTTGCAACGGGCTTGACACCCCATTCGGAGGTGAGGGCAATATCGCCCTTATCCCCAGTAGAGCCATCCAGCATATTATAAGTCACAGAGTTGGAAGAAATATACGTAGATTTTGCATAAAGATGTGTTTTTGTATCCGAAGATGTTGATATTTTAAGGCTATTGCTGTCAAGCTCGTTGACAGTGAGCGTCCCCGTAAATTCTCCGTCAACGCTAGATATAGCTTCGCCGACAACCACATTTTTCTCAGTGCGAATGTCTCCGTTAGTATCAATCCCGCCATCATCATATTTCAATCCACGCACCCCGTGAGGGGTGCGACGGGAAACGCTATCTTGATTATCTTGATAATTACGATTTCAATCCACGCACCCCGTGAGGGGTGCGACAGGAACGATTTTGCGTCAAAATCGGCACCAATGGATTTCAATCCACGCACCCCGTGAGGGGTGCGACTGGGAGATAAGTTTTCCCAAGCTCCTTGTTCTCATTTCAATCCACGCACCCCGTGAGGGGTGCGACTTTCTCGCTGGTTCAATTTTAGGCTCCGATAGTCAATTTCAATCCACGCACCCCGTGAGGGGTGCGACCTGTCAAAAAACGGCTTGTGTGGGAGGTATATTATTTCAATCCACGCACCCCGTGAGGGGTGCGACTTTA